AGAAATAGAAAAGATTCTTGCTTCATTTAAGAAGTCAAGATTAACGTTGCCTGAAACACAAACAATCGCAAAACAGGCAAACGCACAAGGAGGTAATGAAGTGTCAGAAAACACAGAAACCGCAGTGGTTGAAGAAACCGCAGCAGTAGAAGTAGAAGTTGTTGCAGAAGCAACAATTGAAAAAGCTATTACAGAAGACGTATTAGTAGATGCTTCTGCCGAAATCGTTGAAAAAGCAACAGACGTCTCTGATGAGATTGTTGTTGAAAAACCTGATTTTGCAAAAATGTTAGGTGATTTAAAAGGCTTTTTCTCAGAAACTCTAAACAAAGCTTCAGAAGAAAACGCAGCACAAGTTACAACTATTAAAGATACAGTTGAGAATTTAAGCAAAAGCGTACAAAGCAAAATTACAGAGTTGGCAGAACAACACTCAGAGCTCAGCAAAACTGTTGAGAACATCAAAAACACGATTGATGGAGTAGAAAAGCGTGTCGATGCAGTAGAATCAGAGACTGCAATTAAAAAGTCCTCAGACCTTGGCGGGTCTAGGGAAGTAAAAGTCCAAAAATCAAAATGGAACGGTTCTTTCCTCGGTTCCGTAAACGAACTAATAAAGTAAGAAATAAGGAGATATACAAATGAGCAATGAAACATTAGAAAAGACAATCGCAGCTGGTACAACAGCAACAAGTACTTTTGCTTCCACATCTGGTGGAACAGGTACACACGCTGGTTCCGAAAACGGAAACGGTGGTTTGCTTAACCCAGAACAGTCAGCTCGCTTCTTAGACTATATGTTCGATGCAACCGTAATTGGAAAAGTCGCACGTACCGTTCGAATGAGAGCAGACACTGCAGAAATTGACCGCATGTCAGTAGGCGAAAAGCTTATGAAACTTGCAACAGAAGGAGATGACACTGCTTCAAACGCAGCAGTTACTTTCTCAAAAATTTCTTTAACAACAAAGAAATTGCGTCTAGACTGGGAGCTTTCAACTGAGTCTCTAGAAGACAACATTGAAGGTGCAGATCTAGAAGATCACATCGCACGATTGATGGCAACACAAGCAGGAAACGACATTGAGGATGTAATCCTTAATGGTGTCGGCAGCGGATCAGATCCTCTGTACAAGGCATTCCAAGGAGTTGTAGCTAAAGCTAAGGCCAATGGTCGAGTTGTAGCTGGAGCTGGAGCTGGAGTTTCTCGTGAACTATTTAACAAGGCATTGAAAGCAATGCCACGTAAATACATGCAACGTCGTGGAGACCTTCGCTTCTTAGCAGGATCAAACCTAATTCAGGACTTCCTATATGCTAACAGCATTGGTACAAACCAGACAATCCCACAAGATATCGCATCAAGCGTTATCCGTGGTGCAACACCAGGACTTGGTGGAGCAGCAGGATATGTAGCACCTTTCGCATTTGGTATTCCAATTGTTGAAGTACCACTTCTTCCTGAGACACAAACAGGTTCATATTCAAGCCCATCAGGTTCACACGGAGATATCCACTTGACATTCCCAAATAACGTAGTTATTGGTATCAAGCGTGATGTAACTGTTTACCGATTCTTCTGGCCTCGTAAGGACTCCATTGAGTACACAATGTATACTCGAGTTGGCGTTCAAATCGAACAACCAGATGCTTGGGTAGTTGTAAAAGATGTTAAGGTTGCTTCTTAATTAAGAAATAATCAATTTATCTAGTGAAAGGCCTCCAAATTAATTTGGGGGCTTTTCATTTGAATTTACTAGTGATATAATTAAACAACCTAACCAAAAGGAGAACACATGTCATTCGAGACATTGAAATTATCTGAATTAAAGCAGGCAGCCGAAGATTTCGGCGTAGATGCAAGTGATTTAAAAGGAAAAGCTGACATTATTGCAGCGCTAACAGAAGACGGGGTAACCTGGGAAGTGTATAGCAAAGCAATTAAAGATGTTGAAGACGCTAAAGAGGAAATTGAAGTATTGCCAAGATTTGATTTAAATCAGGAAATGGATCCAAATTCTTTATTAGTCAAGATGGAAAGAGACAACTATAGGTACGATGCTTTAGGATTTACTTTTACTAAAGAACACCCATTTGTTGCAATGTCTTCAGAAGCTGCTCAAGAAATTTTTGATAAGGAGGAAGGTTTTAGATTAGCGACTCCAAGGGAAGTTCAAGACTTCTACAGTTAATTTAACCTTTTAAAATGGCAGAGATTTATGTAAATAGCAGTACTCCAATAAAAAGCAAAATCTATTGGGAGTCCGAACTAGTTAACCCAGACACTGTTACAGTAAAAGTTTACGACGTCACACAGGATCCTTCTATAGTCCCTGCCATTTCCCCAACTACAATTTTAACAACGCTTACTGCTACTACCGTAGAAACAGATTCTGGATCATACCAAGTAATACTGCCTTTTACTTATACTAATAGGAATAGAAGTTTGGTCATATTCAATTTCTGGAACTGAGGGATACCACGCATCATATGTTGATGTTGTTACTCCTTATATAAACATTAATGAGCATTTGCAAGACTTAAACTTTGGCTCAGATCCTAGCGATCCAAATTATAAAAGCTATCAAGAGATTCAGTCTGCAGAAAGATATGCTAGAAAAATTATAGAAGGATATACAGGACAAGAGTTTTATTTATATCAAGACGTAGAAGTAGTATATGGATCAGACTCAGACGTATTAGTATTGCCATATAAAATAAACAAAATCAACAAGATTTACTCTAACGATATTCTTTTAATTGATAACCAATCTGTTCCTGCTGTAAACAATTGGATTTTTAATCCTATTATTTCGGAAACTGGTTTTGGAGTTAGAATTAATAAAACTAATTCGATAGACAATGCAGTTTATACCGCTAACGGATTTGTACCGCCAAGCATTAACGACAGCGATGGGTCTTTGTTTGGAAAAAATATTAGATATACAATCCATGGAGAGTTTGGCTGGGACAGGGTTCCAGTAGAAGTTAGTCAGGCTTGTATTGAATTAATGAAAGACTACTTCTCTAAAGATTCTGTTTGGAGAAACAAATACGCAAAAAATGTTCAAGCATTCGATTGGAAATTTGAATATAGCTCTAGCGCATATGCTGGAACTGGAAATGCCTACGCAGATCAGTTACTAAGCTCATATGTTCTAAGTAACATGGTGGTAATTTAATGATAGACCTAATCCAGTCCATGTTGCCCATGAACTTGGATTTATATATACAAACAGATATTCAAGATCAAAATACTGGGGCTATAAAAAAAGAATGGTCATATTACTCAACAATGCCATGCTATGCAAAAAGCATTATAAGTAATTCCTCAACTGCACGATCTGGAGATAGCCAGTCTTTTTCTAATAAATACAAAAATGAACAAACAATTCAAGTTAGAACTGAAAACAAAATATCTTTAAGGCATAAGATTTCAAACATTAAAGATAGCAATGGAAAGCCAATTTGGACAGAGCAAGACTACCCTTCAGAAACCCCTACAGTGTTTGAAGTAATTGGAAGCAGTCCAATAACAGATCCACTTGGTAGAGTAATTGGATACAACTCTTCTTTAAAGAGATCGGAGAATCAGCAAATTGGAATCTAATGTAATGTTGCTCCAAGCCGCTTCAGGTCTTGAAAGATTAATGTATAACAAAAGTCCAAAAGGAATTATTCAGGACAGCAATATCGCACAGATTTCTGCTGCCATATACTATCAAGCTAATGTAGTTGCTAAATTAAGCAATAGCAAGAAATTTAAAAGTACTTTTAAAAAAGTAGTATTTAATCAAATAAAAAAAGATTTTGGACAATACATAGATTCACAAGCACGATCAAAGCCAAAGTCATTTCACCACGTATATGAGTGGGGTAAAACAGGAAGCGCAAATGATAGATTGTTTAGCTTAACATCTTTAGACTCTGAAGGAATTTCTTTTAAAGTTAATTTTAAATTTGAGCCATCAAAAACATTTGTTCCTGGACCAGAAAAACAAAGAAAGCACGTATTTCAAAATAAAGCGTCTATGATGGAGTCAGGAATGGCTCTTAAAATTGCTCCACGCCATTCTAAGAGGCTAGTATTTGAATACAATGGTGAGACAGTCTTCATGCCTATCGGAGCTTCAGTGACCGTTAAAAGGCCAGGAGGACCTAGTGTTAAAAATCAATTTACTTTACAATATTCAAGATTTTTTAGTGGTAACCTCGTAAGCTCTTCTATTAAAAAATCTGGATTTAAAGATATATTTAATTCAGCCTCAATGAAAGCATTAAAAATACCAGCAACAATTAAAACAGTTCAATATTCATTTTCTCCAAATTCAATTAGAAGCATGGCGGACTCAGCAGTAGAGATGTCATTTGGAGGGTCGTTAATATGACACCAGATTATAAATTAGATGCAATTCTAGAAATAAGAAAATTTCTATGGTCTAAGTTGGTAGCAGCGGAAATATTTGATGAGAATGATTATTTTAGTGATAGCATAAATAATAATATAGTACCTATTGTGCCAGTCCAGCAGGTATCTGAAATGGATCAATTTTTGAGTGGAAAAAAACATATAGTTTATGACAAAATTGGAACCTCGTATGAGGAAAATTGGATGGTCTGCTGTGAGCAGATACTCTTTACTATATACTCCCCAGATGTTTCAGAAATCAATGAGATTAGGAATTTTATGATTGATGAATTTAGAAGGGTAGACGAGTCTGCAAGAGACGTAAATAGGTTTGCAAGCCTATCTAATAAATTCAAATTTTTTAGCATTTTTGTAGCCGATATATCCCCAACAGAGCCGTCAGAAGAAATGCAGGGACTTATGTCCTCAGATGTCATTCTAGAGGTAAAGTATGCCAGAATGGTAGACGGAGTAGGTAGATTTTTATAAGTTGCTTTTGGTTGACTTGTTCCGTATAATTGCCTTAGAGGAAAGAAGCCTAGCCAGCTTGATTAAAAGATTTTAATATGTATACATATATAAATATAGGAGGAATAAATTAATGGCACAAAATACAGGTAATGCTAGAAATATTCTTGTTGGTGCATCTCCACTGTTTTTATCAGTAGAAGATTCAACAACATCAGGATACGTAGAAAACATGGTTCCAGGTACCGCTATAACAGGCGCAACTGGACGAAACAAGACAGTTCCAGCATTTAAGAATGGCACAGCAGCAACACCAGGACCATACGTTGCAGGTGAGTCATACACAACAACTCTTAACGGAGTAGATACAGCATCAGGTTCAACAGCAACAACAGGTGCTGCATACCGTAACGTAGGATATACAAACAATGGTTTGCAAATTACCTACAACCCAACATACGACTCAGTGACTGTAGATCAGTTACTTGACACAGCTAAGCTGTTTAAGTCTGCTATGGAGGTTATGATTGCAACAGAAATGGCCGAAGGAACACTAGAAAACGTTCTAGTGGTTTTCGGACAAGGACAATCAACTCTTACAGAGTCAGGTAAGAAACTTGGACTTGAGGCAGGCGCACTTGGTGCAGCTCCAGTTGAGCGTCAATTAGTTGCAATTGGACAAGCTCCAACAACTGCAGAATCATCAAAAACTGAGCGTGTATATTATGCACGTCGTGTTCTTTCTGTACAACAGTCACAGTTCTCTTTGGCTCGTAACGCAGCATCAACATTCCCAGTAACATTCCGTTTGCTACCATCAGGTGCAGCGGGAGATGCAGGTTCAGAATACGGTACAATCGTAGACCGCACCTGGCTATAATTAATATTAATTAATTAATAAAGGCCCCCCATTTTTTGGGGGGTTTTTTATTGCCCTTATGTTTGCTATATGTTATAATAATTTTAACTATCCAAGGAGGATAAATTGGCAACAACAGTATATGATGTAGAAGAAATTGAACTTCAAAATGGAGCAAAGGTCAAGCTAAAACCATTGACAATTAAAGCATTGCGAAAATTCATGGCAGAAATTAAGAAGACAGAAACTGCAGCAAATGAAGATGAAACACTTTCAATTTTAATTGCAGCAAGCGGAATTGCAATTGAGTCACAAGTACCAGAATTAGTAGCAGACAGAGATAAATTAGAAGACGCATTAGACATGCCGACAATTAATCGAATTCTTGAAGTTTGCGGAGGAATTAAACTTGACGACCCAAACCTGGAAGCGGCACGAGCTCTAGTTGGTCAGAACTCGATTTAGCCGCTCTCTTAGGGGAAGTTTTTCTTTTAGGTAATTGGAAAAATTACGAAGAACTAGAAGAAAATCTTTCAATGCCAGAAATAATTCAAACCTTTAAATCTATGCACAAAACGGAAGATGAAAAAAGAAAGTTTTTAGCATCTTTGCAAGGAGTTAACTTAAACGAAAGCTCCGCAGAAGAAGGCAATAGTTTTGAGGATATAAAAAGAAAGGCTCTGGGTATAGAGGCAAGTGCAGACGATGTAGTCTCACTGCAAGGAAGTTATGCTGCTGAAGCAGGCTTTGGAATCGGCGCAGGCTTAGGATACTCAAGGGTGTAAAATAATATAGATGGCTGAAGATCAGATAGTAACCAGAATAGTCGCTACGGCAGACTTTTCAAACCTTATCGTAGACTTGAACAAGGTTTCTTCAGCCTTAACTAATTTACAGACCAAGCTAAACGCAACAAACAAAAATCTCTCAGCACAAGCAGCGGTAATGAACCGTTCTTTTGCAGAAACAATGAGAAGTACTGGGCAATTCTCTACACACTTTGTAAACCTTCAATCTGACGTAGAAAAATTTGGGTCTCAGTTAGATAAAGGTCAAATAAAATTAAGACAATTTTTTCAAGTATATCAAGGCCACGTAAAAACAAATAGCGGAATTGTAAGACAATTAGCTGCTCAACAAGTACAATTACAAAATGCCATATTGCAACCATTAGGAAAAAACTCTGAAGGATTAATGCAATACAATGTTCATATTCCAACGGGATTAGACAAAGTAAAAAATAGAACAGCTCTAGCAAGACAAGAGTTGCAAATTATGAACAGAGTAATTCAAGAAGGAGCAAACTCTTTAATCAATTGGGGTAAGAATACTCAGTGGGCAGGACGTCAGTTAACAGTAGGATTAACCATACCACTTGCAGCATTTGGTAAAGCTTCAGCAGATGCATTTAGAACCGCAGATCAAGAATTAACTAGATTGACTAAGGTTTATGGAGGACTAACTGCTAAATCTTCTTTAGAGTTAGCAAAGATAAGAGCAGATGTTTCAGCAACAGCATCAGAGTTAGCAAAAGGATATGGAGCATCATTTAAAGAAACTCTAGGTCTTGCAGCGGACATTGCTGCAACTGGAAAAGAGGGAGACGATCTTTTAGGATCTATTAAAGAAACAACTCGTCTTGCAGTTCTTGGTGAAGTTGATAGACAAGATGCAATGAAAGCTACTCTTGCAATTCAGTCAGCTTTTAAACAAAACACAGATGAATTAGCAGAATCAATTAACTTTTTAAACGCAGTTGAAAACCAGACATCAACAACTCTAGCAGATTTAGTAGAAGCAATTCCTAAAGCAGGACCAGTAATAAAAGGTTTGGGAGGAAGTGTTCAAGATCTTGCTTTGTACCTAACAGCAATGAGAGAGGGCGGAATTAATGCAACTGAAGGAGCAAATGCTCTTAAGTCTGCACTAGCTTCTTTAATTAACCCAACAGATGTAGCTATTGCTAAATTTGCCGATTTTGGAATTAACTTAAAAGCAATTGTAAATGATAATGCTGGAAACGTTACCGATACTTTGATAGCCTTACAGGAAGGATTAGATAATTTAAACCCTTTGCAAAAATCTCAAGCAATTGAGCAATTGTTTGGGAAATTCCAGTTTTCAAGAATTAGTGCGTTATTTGAAAATTTAGGAAAACAAGGAAGCCAAACTCTAGAAGTAATGGACTTAATGAAAGCAAGCTCTCAAGATTTAGCTAACATTGCTGGACGAGAATTATCAATGGTTACAGAGTCTGCTTCTGGAAAATATAAAAGAGCTTTAGAGTCACTTAAAGCAGAACTTGCTGGTGTCGGAGAACAATTTTTAACAATCAATACTCATTTAATAAATATTGTTAGTGGAATTTTAAAATTTATAGATAAGCTGCCTGCCCCATTAAAATCATTGCTGGCTTTCTTTGGAGGACTAACAGCAGTTGCTGGACCTTTAATTATGTTAACTGGTGTTCTTGCAAACTTCTTTGGGTACATAATAAAAGGAGCTTCTCAATTTAGAGCATTATTTAAAGGTGGTGCAGGATGGAAACTTCTTACACCAGATATACTTGCTGCAAATAAAGCGGGAGCTTTAGTAGAAGCCACTTTCTACAGCGATGCAAAAGCAGCGGATATTCTTCAACAATCAATATCTAGACTTTCTGCTTCTTATAATAAACTTGCAACAGATGCAAACAGTGCAATTATAGCAACAAACCCAGGTGTATCAACAATGGCAGGAAATTCTGTTATTGCCGCAGGAGGAAGATCAGTAAATCCTAATAGCCCTTATATAGGAGCAATTGGAACAAGAGCTGCAGCCCACCATAACCCAGTTTCTGCAATGAACAAAGATCAAAAAAATAGTCAAACAATTCACTCATTTACGCCACAACCAATTCCTGTAAATCAAAAAATAGGAGCTGTTCCTCAAATATTTTCAACAGGAAATTTGCCAGAAGTCGAAGGATTGACTACATCAAGAGGGGTATCAACTGGAATAGTTGCTGGAGAGGCAGCTAAGTGGCACGCATTAATGGGAACTTTATCGATGATGTCAAAAAGAGAAGTTGCTGATTTAAAGAAAGAAATTGCTAGAACTGGTACATTTAGTGCAGACATAAATAAAACATTTGGTCAGCTGCTTCCAGCAATGACTCAGTTAACAACAAATGCTGCAAGCCAATCAGCAGCAGTAGTAGCTCAATTAAAAGCAGGAAAAATTAATCTTGACGCTGCTCGTGCAAAAATAATTGCTATTAATGCTGAGCTTGAAATGTTGATGTCTCAAACAACTTCCCAAATGGCTACTAGTATGGGAAAGACTGCAAACTTAACACAAGTTCCATTAATAAATCAGCCAGTTGTAAGTCCTAAAGGAAAAGCTAACATAAAAGAAATTTTTAGAGCAAAAAGACCATCTGCTCAAATAATTGATAAAATTGCTAGAGCGCTTGGAGTTAGAACTTACGGAGCAGGATATTCTAACGAAACAACTATTCCAAAAATGAATGCTGGCGGAATTGTTCCTGGAACTGGTAACACAGATACTTATCACACAATTCTTCCAGAAGGATCATTTGTTGTAAACAAGCAGGCCACATCAGAAAACATGGATATTCTTGGTCCAATGATGGGAATGAATAAGGGTGGAGAAACAACTGGAGTTCCAGTAGTTCTTACTCCTGGAGAAGCAGTAATTGATCCGTACACAGCACAAAATAATATAAAAACTCTATATGCCATAAATGGTCCAGGAGCACAAGGTCCTGGTTACATCAAAGGCGGAAAAATAGCATTACAAAGAACTCACATAACAGATGATTTGAGCGGGTTGGCTTTGCTTCTTCCAAAATGGGTAAACATGGGAGTTAATGCAAATGGACAAGGACTTACTGGAAGTCAAATTGCTTCTGGAATTAGGGAAGCCTTAAATTCTGGATATGATCCAAACGGTTTAATGAATGAAGCTACTGTAACTTTAGGCGGAGATAAATCACAAGCATCTAAAACAAATAAAGTTGCATTGAATAAATTATTAAAAGTTTTAGAAGAAGAAAAAAATTCTAATAGATTAATTGGCGGAAAGAATGACCCATTCGGATTTGAAAAATTAGCAAAAGGAGTATACAAACCAGCACTGCGTGGAATTAAAATTGATCCATCAAAAGCTGGGGGAGCAACTGATCTTTATTCTGCAATATCTCAAATATTTACCAGAAGGTCTAAAAAAGTATTAACAAGAGATGAAGCAATTGCTCGTGGAATACTAAGCGGTAAAAAAACTGGATCTAAAGAAATGGGCGAGGTAATTGAAAGAAAAGATGGCCGTAAAACTTGGGTAGGCCAGAATAGAACGATTGGCTCAGACGTTCCTTCTTGGGCAAGAGGAACAAATTTACCAACACTATTAACAACAGCAAGCGGTGTAAGTCATGCTCTTAAGATAATAGACAAAGATAAACCAAAGGCTTTACAAACTAGAAAACCACTACCACCAGTACCTGGAAAATTTAATCCTTATGCTCGTGGCATTCATCCAAATAATTATTCAATTCCATCACACGGAAGAACAGCATTTTTAGGAATGCCATTAAAAAAATTAGCACAAGGATGGGCTAATCCAAGATATATAGGACCTGATCCACACTCAGAAGCATTGACCAGAAAATGGAAAATGGGATACAACAGAGGTGGAATGGTTGGTGGCTTACAGACTTCTCCTAGAGGTTACAATGCTGGCGGAATGATTGCACAGATGTTGCTACCAATGCTTGGATACATGGGCGGACAATCAATAGGAACTCAAATTGGTGGTACAGGCGGAGGCTATGCTGGTGGAATAATTGGATCAATGATTCCTTCAATGTTTATGGGAAGCATGGGGGCAAATAGAACTAAAACAGCTCCAGGATCCGACGAGGCTTATGAGAAATACGGAAATCGTGTAGGAAAATCAGCTTTAGCAAATAATAAATTTTCATTATCTTTAGCAAATTCAGCAGCACAAGGATCTAAAGTATCTAGAGTTTTAACTACTCTTATAGGAGGGTTAACAAAAACAAATCTTGTAGTAGGCGGAGTAACACTGGCCCTAGGAGTTGGATATAAAGCATTTAGGGATTATCAAGAAGGAGTTAGACTAAACGTATCTACTTTTGGTCTAACCGAAGAAGCTGCAGAAAAAGCTGGACTAAAAGTAACAAGCTATAATTCAGCCATTAAAGATTCTATTGGAACAATAAACGCAACTATTGAAAGAAATAAAATGCTTTATGAAAGCATGAACTCTGCTGGAATTCCAATTAAGATGACTATTGCAGAATATAAAAAATTAAAAGAAGAAGTTAAAATAAG